TCGATCAGGAATTGACCGCGCATGAGGCAACAAAACTTTGGAGCGCTCTTGGCAAACTTCACCGCCGGATGGGCGAGGTTAAAAACGCCGCACAGGCACGCGATTGGGGAGACGAATAATGATCACGCATTTCGGAATGAACTGGGACATACAACGGTTGCGCGTTGAGGTTCTTTGCTTTCATGGAGACAAGGTTATCGGCACTGCCAAAACGGCCAAGCAACTGAGCGGCCTGATTGGCAAATATGGCGCGGTTGATGGCATCGCTGAAACACGGCCGATGTGGCGCGGTATGTATCGGAAAGAATTGGTCAAGGCCTTTGACGACATGGTTCGTGATGGGATGGGGTATAGCTTATGATCTATATTGGCAACCCCACAGAAACCGTTGTTGAAAGCCGCGCAGGCCAATCGCGCACTTGCTGGGTGGTGTCTTACAAAGACATCACCGGCAAGCGCCGGCGGATCTACGCGAAGACGGAGCGCGATATAAAGGCCAAGATCAAACAACTTGAGATTGATCTGGTGAGCGGACAACACAACGCTTCGCGCATATCTTTTGCAAAGGTCGCCGCAGAGGCGCTTGACGCACGCGGTGATTTGGTCGGCAAGAAGCATGGCATCAGGCCGCAAAGCCACGCAAATGATGAGCGCCATATCCGGCTGTATCTTAACCCGCACTTTGGATCAATTCAGATCAAAGCGCTGACAACCGGAGCGATTAACCAGTTTATTAACAAGATGGCGGCTGATGAAATCAACCCCAAGACAGCGCGCCATGTGATCAACACGCTAAATATGGTTTGCAAGCACGCTGTGTCAAAGGGCTATCTGCTATCGAACCCCTGCGCGAAAGGGGAGCGACAACAGGTGCGCGGCACATCAGGTGAACGCAAAGGCTATCATGCCGATGACGTTAAAACGTTATTGGCGCAAGATATGCCGCTACAGATGCGCGCCATGATCATGACGGCGGCCTTTACCGGCCTTGCGGCCAATGAATTGCAAGGGCTTCAATGGCGGGACATCGATTTGTATGCAGGCACGCTGACAGTAGAACGCACCGGATACAGATATATGGTGCAGGATGAAACCAAGACAGAGTATCGCCGGCGAAGCCTTCCGATCCCTTCAGCCCTGATTAAAGTGATGAGGGAGTGGCAATTGCAATGCGCAAGTCAGGTTTGGGTCTTTCCATCGGTCACCGGCAAGATGGGAGAGCAGAACGCATGGCGCAAGGCGCTGGCAACGATCTGCCGCCGCGCTAAGATCGATGACAGAGGGCTTGGCGGGTTTCGCAAGTTTTACCATACGCAAATGGAACTGGCAGGCGTGCCGGAGTCTATCCGCAAATACCGGATGGGACACTCAAAGCGGTCTAATACGGCAAAGGTGCATTATACAGACGCAGACATAAAAGCCGCACAAAGCGCGGCAGATATCGAAACCATTTCGGCCAAGTTCGCACCATAATGACACTATATTGGGCGTGGTGAGGCGCGTTTTCAAACTGGCTCACCACAACCCAGCCGTTCTCTTCAAAAGTTTTTATTTGGTGGTGGGCGACATATCGCATGGTGAACTTTCTGCTGATACGTCTGCGCGCCATACTCTCCATTTATAATTCCCCATATACCGCATGGCCGGCCTGCCCCCATTGCACTTTTTTGTGTAACGAATAGCCTGCCGAAGTGACTCAGCGTCCTTTGCGTTGTCAAACTCAACGCTGTCGCCGATTTCCATTCTCATGGCCTGCATGACCCAATAGCCGCGCATCGGCGGCATCTTGACGCCCTTTTCTATTTTCAGATCTGGATGTCTTCCCATGTTGCTTCTCCCTTTAAGATCCTTTCGCTTCTCTTCCAAAAGCGATCAAAACACTCATGGCCACAAAGAAGGTGACCGTTTCCATTTACCAACCAGCCGTAAGAATTGAGGTCTATCGACTGGCCGCAAAACTCGCAGTTTTCAATTCTTGGGACAGGCCTGCCAGCCGCCTGCTTCTTTTTCGCCCTGCGCAAGGTTCACAAATCTCCCCTCGCTCATGGGAAAACGACAACTTCCGCACCTGACCACATCAGGTTCGCAGTCCCATATCCGGCCGCGCGTTGATTGGCCGCAAAAATCGCAATTGATAAACCGCTCATAGACTCGTTTAAAATCCATCCTTCAGCCTTGTTGACGCCCTTTTGATAAAATCAACCCCCAACAGGATTAACTGTTGAGGGCTCATTTCCTTAAAGGCTTCAGTTCCGCCGATGACGACCCGCACACCATCTTCGTATGGGATGACCAAGACAGGATGATTGCTATCCGGCTTCCTGATCCAATCGTCATTGTAGGAAGTGTCGCTTATGTCAAAATGGGATTTCATCGCTTAGACCTACGTTAGCAGGCTGTGCTACCGCCGGTGTATCTGCCGGAGCGCGTTCCTGCCATTCGCTGACCTTTAGCCCTAGATATGGTTTCCCAGCCTTTGAGGTGTTTTTCCAAGCGGAGACACTGTATTTTGTGCCGCCGATGGTAACCTCACCCCTCATATCAGGGCGCGACTCCTTGTCCCCTTTGTCGTTAGGGAATAGAGCGCCTTTCATTTCATTGTCCATTTATCTGATCCTTTCTTTTGCTAAACTTGGCGATAATGGATTGGTCAGTCGGCCTGACCCGATTGAACAATGCGAGGAGATCATCCTGCGTCTCACACATTGCCAATTCATCGTCCAGCGATTTGGCTGGGGCAAATACCGCCCCTGCTGGCGGGGAAGAAGCACCAGCAGGGGGAGCGCTCTGAGGTGGGGAGGAAGTCACCTTAGGCGCTTCATTAGCGCGGTTGCCGTCATCATCTTCATCGGCAGGGATGCCGTAGATGGCCTGCAACCCATAACGTTTTGCATATGTAATGGCCGACCCCATCTTTTGCGGATCGGTGGCGTCCTTTGAGATAACCGGCGTGCGGCTTTCGCGCGTCTCGCCGCTAACGTGCATCAAAGCGGTGCGGACAAATATGCGGGTGTCCTCAAAGTCTACCTCTTGGGTAAAGGCAAGGCCAAACTGGCCGGCCGTTCTTACGCATTCCACGATGTCTTGGAGCGTGGAAAACTTACTCTTGAAATGCGGGTTCTTCCCGCTCATGGCCGCAGTTGGCTGTGTGGACTGCCACCCCGACAATGCTTTGGCTAGTTCACTCATTTCATCACCTCGATTTTTTTTGAGTTGTTTTTGGCAACCTTGACGCGGATGCCGTGTCCAAACGCCTCGCTGGCGTTTTTAGGGACGAGTTTCTTGATCTCTGTTTCTGCCTTCTTGAACGTGTCAGCCGCGCCAACGGTTTGCGTCCAGAGGTCAGCCCATTGCTTCCATTTCGGGTCGTGGGGTGTTTCGGTCATATCCACCGGCGCACGCTCCTCAGGCGGCACAGGGATATCAGGGCGCTCCATCTCATCCGGATAAAAACCAAGTTCGATGCAGGCCATAAAATATTTGCCAAGTTCGATCAGTTGCTGTGTGTATTCGCGGTCGATCTTGATCTCGTGAAAGGTCGGCATATTGCCGCCGCGCAATATAGACAGCAGGCCATAATCAACCTTGCGGCCATCGGCCTCTTCGAGCAGATAGGCGTTCCAATGCAATTGAGGCGTATATTTGCGGATCAAGCGCGGGATAACGTCGGCGTATTCTTCGCCGCGCATCGGCCTGCCCAGCGTAAACTTTGCGTCAAAGACGGCTGTCCGGCCTTTGTAATTGCGCACAGCGCCATCAAGCGTGCATCGCATAAAAGGATGCTCCTTGCCGCGTATGACTCGCTGGCGATCAATTATTTTGATTTGCTGGGCAACCTGACACCATTCGGTGTTCAACTCTTCGGTGACGTGACCCATGACAACCGGCCAGACCATAGAAAGGTCTGCGGATTTGCCTTCGGTCTTTTCTTCGAATAGGTCGTTAATTTCGCGGGGATCACCGGACGCAAGCCGGTTAATATCAGACCCGCCTATTGTGTTACGGCGCTCCTCAAGGGATTTGCCGCCCATCTGAAACTGGCGGAAGAAGGCCGGTGTTTCCGCCGGCACTTCTTCGCTTTTGACGTTAGGAGCATCATTTTCCATGCCCCTTTATAACATTAGGGCATAGTTTAAGCAAGCATATATGCTTATATTATGCTCATACTGCTCTGGCCAGTTTGATGCCAAGAACCGGAGCGCGGAACACCACGTTCTCTAGAAGTTCTTGTTCTTCCGCATCTTTGAGCGTTGTGAAAACGTCAGCCCCTAAATACTGCCGAACAACAGCAACCTGCCGGTTGCCTTTTGACAGCACAATCACCGCCAGATCGTCATCGACTAAAGGCTGGTCAGGATCGCAATACAGCAGA